CAATTCCTCAATAGTAAATTGGATTCTTTTTGTTTCTGTTTCTTTCATAGTTTTTCTTTTGATTAAATGATTATATGAATAGTATAGTCAATCAAGTGGAGAAAGTCAAACCATTTTATTGGTTTTATTTCATCAAATCATAAAGTTTTTGAAGGAATGAACCAACTTGCTTTTGGATTTCAGGTGAGAGGGTGATGTTCTTGTATCCTTTGGTTCTTTTGGTGTTTGACCAAACCTCAACACTCGTGGTCAAACCAGTCTTATTGTTGTGACAGAATTCCATTTCACGGATTTCGTGGATTTCTTCAATTGAATATCCAAGTGATGTGAATGCGATTACTTTTGCCATTGCGAAGAGAATCATCGGGTTTTTTGTGTCTGTTGTTGTCATTGTTTCTGTCTTTTGTTATTTGATTACCATACAAAGATACAACTATTCTCCATTCCCACAAGCATCTCACAAAAAAAATCAAAAAAAGTTTTGGGCATGAAAAACCCCGATGATTTGGGAGCATTTCATCGGGGGAGCAAAAAACCTAAATGGCTAAAAGGTTTTTATTTTCTCAACATCTGTTTCAATTCGTGGTTCTCTTTGGACAGATTTGATACTTGGGCTTTCAGTTCAGTGATTTCACTTTTCAACTCATTTATCTCCAATTTGAGGTCAGCAATCACTCTGGCGTATATGTCAATGGATTTTTCCAAGTTGGTGAGGGTCATTGACTCTACCTCTTTCTTTGTTCTCTGAACCCCCATGAAGAAGGTTACAATGCCGGTTATGGCGGAAACCATTATTGTTACGATAGTAGTATTCACAAATCTATTCCTTTGTCTTTCATTCTTTTTATGAATTGGGTATGTATATCTTTTTCAATATCATATCCCATCCCTATAAGTATTTCCTTTGCCATTGATGCATTTTCATCATTGGCTTCACTCAATCCAATTCGTTTCTTGAAAGTTGGATTCAAACACTTCCTACAAGCATATGCTCTACCAATTGCATTGTTTTTATTATTGTGAAACTCATCTTCAATCTTCTCTTCCCCACACATTCTACATGTGATGTAGTATTTGTCATCTACCTTTCTATAATTTGCCATATCTCTTTCTGATTCTGTCCATGAACTGTTCATGGACATCACCTTCAATATCATAACCCAATCGGGTCAAGATTTCAAGACCTGCTTCCCTGTCAGATTCATATAGTATGGGTTCTTGGTTCTCTGAATCCTTTCTACACTCTTTGCAGGTATAGGCAATCATAAAAGGTGGTTTGCTTTTATCATTGTGGAAATGGTCTTGTGGAAGATAGTTATTGCACCTTGAACATCTATATCCCCATCCATCTTCAAGCATGATTCGGCGATTGTGTTTTTGACCTCTACTATTTTTTTTATATGACATTGGAATATGTTTTTTCAAAAATAATAAACCTAATAGTTGTCACGGGTATATCATATTCTTTTGATAATTTCAAATACCCATATATTCCCTTTTTATATTTTTTTCTAATTTCTTTTACTATTTCAATATCAATTTTTCTTTGACCGTAACCTTTGAGTCCATTTTCCAAAGCATGTGTGATATTTTCACTATATGTCACCCATTCAAGATTTTCAACTCTATTATCAGATTTGATTCCATTTATATGATTGATAATTGGTTTGTTTTGTGGATTGTCAATAAATGTTTCGGCTACTAATCTGTGAATTGATACTTGTCTTTTTTTTGAGTTATCATACATAGAAAATCTCAAATAACCATTTCTTTCTGTTGATTTGAGTATTTGTCCTCTATGTCCTTTCACACGACCAAGAGTTGATACTTGATAAGGTGAATCCTGATATTGTTTCCAAATTTCTCCCATATGTTTTTTCAGATTTGATGAAAAAAAGGGGGGGTCAAAAAAAAACAAAATAAATGAAACCATACGCAAGTACAAATCACAACCCCCCCGAATATAAATATGTTATTCCCAATTTTTTTCCGTTGATGGTTGAACATGTTTCCATCTATGTCCGTTTCGTATATTCCAAACCAACGCTCTACTAATTTCTTTTCCAGTTTCTTCAAAGAATAAATCCCTGACCTCTGAATCGTTTCTAAATCTGTTGAAGAGTGATTTCATAAATGCGACCTCTTCAAGTAGTAACTTATTTCCTCTTTTTTGATTCTTTGCCATGTTATACCATTGTTCCATAAAACTCCAAATTGAGTTTTCCAAGTTTATTTTCATCCATTTTCCCCTCACAAATTTGTTTCATCACTGGTGCCAGTTTTGCAAGGTTGGGTAGATTCATCATATCACTTCTCCAAAGATATTCCAATGCCATCTTGTGGTATTCAACATCTGATGACATCTGTACCATTTGAGTTGGTGTTGGAGACCCCCCGTGAATGATTTGTGTGGGTTCTAATGAACTTTCTATGGTGAGTTGAGGGTTTGCCTTGGGTTGAACCATTTCGTAGATTTTCACCTTGTTATACATTCTCTTTGGTTCATTCTGAAATGAGAATTCCATTTCACCTGTTTCCCTCATGCGATAAGTTTGGTTGATAATCAACTCTGGTTCATTTTCCAATCGGTATGAACAATACACACTACCGTCCGATGTTTTGATTCTATACGAATAGTTTGTCAATTCATCTGGGTTATCATCTGATGGGATATAACCTTTCCATTTCAATACTTCAATAATTTGTTTTTCCATTTCAATACTTTTTATTCAACTTGTTATTTTGTATAAATATAGTGTGACCTGTTGCAAAGTCAATATCCACAACAAAAAAATGTTTATTGTGAAAATATTCCACATATATTTATTTGAAAGACAATCGTTTCTGTCTCAATATTCAAACTTGAAAAGAAGAACTCATTGACCAATGGGTTCTTTTTTTGTGCCCCTTTATATTTTCTGTTGTTTTCTTATATTTATACAAAAAGGAATATTGTATGAAACAACAATTTGTCAAATATAAAACATATGAGGGATTGAATCACACCGAATGTTTGGTTCTATCTTTCGTTGAGATGTATGGTGAGACCTACGCATCCAACAAACACATTGGTGAAAGGCTTCACATATCAACACGAACGCTAACAAGAACATTTTCTGAATTGAGTGAAAAGGGGTATATCAAAATTGAGAAACCAAAGGGGAGAAGTCGGTATATTATCTTCGTTGAAGGGGAAAACAACATAGACAATATGACCACCCAACATAGACAATTTGTCCAACAACATAGACAATATGTCCAAGACAACATAGACAAATTGTCTAACAATGAGAAAGAGAATGAGAAAATAGATGAGAAAGCATATGATAAAGAATATATTGCTATGGCAAATGAAGCAATAAATGAATGGTTGGAGAAAAGAGGTATATGAAAAATATTGGTCAAGAAAAATCAAAACTAACTATGGAAATGGATGATTTGACAAACTATCACGCATTGGGATTATTCAACAAATCAAAAGAAGAACAAGAATATGTCACCAACGGAATGTATGAAGCGTGGAAAAGTGCTATCATAGAAATGGAAGAACTATTCCCCAATGAAAATATCAAATCTATCTACATGGATAATATCAAAGAATTGGAAAAGCATTTCCTACTCAAAGAAGATTATGAAATGGTATATCTACTAAACAAAACAAAAAATAGATTGAACGATGAGTACAAACAATAGAACAGGAAAACAAGCATTCATCATACCGAATGCAAACCTATACACAGACGAAGACAGATACATGGAGGCATGTTTGAAGGTGACCAGCAAAGAGTTTCCTCAAAGTCAGGCACTGGCAATCTGTTATTCAAATTGGAAAAACAGAACAAGAGGATAAAACATATGAAAAATAATACAAAATATGTGTAACTGCAAAGACAATGTGAAGAAAAGAGCATTGAGATTGGTCAATGGTAGAAAGTGGGAACAGTTGGATATAATTGAAACTGGACAACTCAACGGGTTGTACAACGAACAATTCAAAAAGTTTCCAACGGATGAACAAGTGAGAAATTGGTTGGGATTATGAAAAGAGGAAAAAAACCCTTCACAATAGAACTTCTCGTTCAAAGGGGAAGAATACCATCAACTTGGAAAGAAGATATCAGAGAACTCGGGAAAACGGGTTGTGCGGAGGTGCATATAGTCAATTACATGGGGATATCTTGGAAAACACACAAGACCCTTATGGAAAGGTCAAATGAATATTTCCAATCCGTCATTCAAGCACAAAGTTTGTCAGAACAATGGTGGTTGGATATTGCGAAACAAGAATGGGTGAAAGGAAATTCCCGTTCAATCAATTCAAACCACTGGTCACTGATTATGAGAAACATGTTCAAGGACAGATGGTCAGATAGAAAAGATGTTGATATCACCTCCAAAGGAGACAAAATAAATGACAACACCATATCGGTGGAGATAATCAAAAAAGAAGAAGAAAATGACAATGAAAGTTAAAGCAAACGGAAAGGTCTATGAATACGATATGAAAGCCATATGGATTGGCAAAAACATACACACCGAACTCAAAAGTATTTCCAAAGACGAAGAAAAGACAATGGGGGTACTAATCAGGGATATGATAAAAATGTACAAGAAGAATAGATGAAAATCCAAACCACTGAAATATATGAAATGTTGGAAACCAACAAGGACAAGAGATTGAAATTGTTTCAAGGGTCGGCTCGTTCTGGCAAGACCTACAACATTCTTATTTGGTTGGTGGTACATCTACTCCAAACCCCCAACAAAACTCTTTCTATCGTCAGGAAAACCCTACCAGCGTTGAAGGGGTCGGTATTGAGGGACTTGAAGGAAATATTGGAAACCCTTGAAATCTATATTCCAAGTGATTGGAAGAAACAAGAGGGATACTACACCCTACCCAATGGGTCAATCATAGAATGGTTTTCAACAGATGAAGAACAAAAGTTGAGGGGTAGAAAGAGGGAAATACTTTTTATCAACGAAGGGAATGAATTGACCCGAGATGAGTATGTCCAACTGGCTATCAGAACCACAGAACAAATCATCATTGACTATAACCCTTCTGACCTATATTCGTACATCTATGATTTGATTGAAGAAGAAGGTACATTCTTTCACAAATCCACCTACAAGGAAAATCCATTCTTGACACAGGAAATCATCAAGGAAATTGAATCCCTTCAAGACAAAGACCCCAACCTATGGAGGGTGTTTGGTCTCGGGGAAAGGGGGGTGGCAACCAACTCTGTATTTTCGGTATGGAATGTGGTGGAAGATTTCCCAAGTGAGGGAAGGTTATACAGAGCATTAGATATTGGTTATAGCGACCCAATGGCGATGGTAGAGGTGAGAATAATAGACGATAGTGTGTATTTGAGGGAGTTGATATACAAAACACAAATGACAACACCAGACCTCATCTATACGATTCAGAGAATGGGTATTGACCCCACTGATGACCTATGGGTTGATTCGGCAGCACCGCAAGTGATTGAAGAACTCAAAAGGGCTGGTATAAATGCGAAACCTGTCAAGAAACATACGATACTACATGGGATTGATATGATAAAAAGACACAGGGTTCATATCCACAAAGATTCAACTAATCTTTTGGATGAGTTCCAAAACTATAAATGGAAAACAAATAAAGACGGGAAGATAATTGACCAACCCGAAGACCTATACAATCACGCCATAGATGCGTGTAGATATGCTTTGGAAATGTCAAACAAACCAAAAACACAATATTCATTTTTATGACGATTACACTTGGAGAAAAAGAAATAGAGTTGGAATACATTACCATCAACCAATACAACAGAATGATGGATGAACCCGATATGAAGGACATCAATTTCATTTCACTATTGACGGGATTGACCATTGAAGAATTGAGGGATGTAGATTTCAATCAAATAACATTCGTTTCAAAATTTTTGAAGACATGGGTGAATTCACTACAAAAGACCCCATTGTCAATGACAAGAGAATATAAGGGGGAATTGTTGGGATTACTACAACCCAAAGATATGACCTATGGTGAGTTCTCTGACCTACACATATTGGTTTCATCTGAAATAATGGACTACAACCTACTGGCATCCATTCTATACCGACCAGTGATTGAAGGTGAGGGTGAGGACAGAAAGATTGAGAAATACGATTATGACCGATGTGTGGAACGAAGCAAAGATATGGGTGATTTCCCTATCAATGACTACATATCCAGCGTTTTTTTTTTCGTGAAGTTCTACGAAGCACAATTGGAAGATTCCCACTTGTCTTCGGGGAAAGGGACGAAGATGACGGAAGGGTAGAAAAACCCGATGAAAGAACCGAAGATGAAAAGATGAGTGATTTGGTGGATTTCTACTACAAAACATTTATGGTTATTTCTGGTGAAGATGCGTTGAAAATGAAAGAAACCACAAATCTGAATGTTCAAGAAGCATTATTCTATTTATCATATATGGTGAAGAAGAATAAAGAACTTGAAGCCAAATACAAAAAACAAAAGATATGAACAACTATCGTACAATCATAGAAACCTTTGATACATTCGCACAACAACACCCATTGTTGAAAACATTCACTTGGGGTGAGTTGTCAGATGTGGGTAGAGACAAAGAGAAAATCACATTCCCTTTGCTTCATGTCATTCCAACCCCTTCAACCATATACCCTGACTATACTGACTTCAATTTCCAAGTATTGTTTATGGATATGTTGGACGATACCGAAGACAACCAATTGGACATCTTGAAGATATGTCATTTGATATTGAAAGATTTCTCTGACTATTTCATAAATGACTTGAAGGACTATTCCTACGCATTGGTAACACCCATTCAGTTTCAACCATTTCTTGACCGATTACCGACAAGAGTGGCGGGGGTTGATGCGAGCATAACTTTGAGGGTAGAAGGTACATTCTGTTTGTAATATGTCTTGGAATACAATAGCGAGTTTTATTCTTGAAGAGGTCAAAGAACGATTGGCACAACCACAAACCCGAAAAGATGCTTTGGGTGGTTTCAAGAGAACATCATATCGTTTGAATGACACGGGTTCATTGTCAGATTCATTGGCGATGGAAGTCCTTCAATTCGGTAGTGATGTCCAACTCGCATTGACTTATCCAAATGTGGGTGAGAATGATATCAAGGCGAAGATATACTTTGAGACGGGTAGAAGACCAGGAAAAGGTGTGAATATTGAAAACCTTCGTGGTTGGGCGGATAGAAAACTACCAGGTTTTGCGGGACTGACACCAGAAGAAAAGACATTCCGTTTGATTAGAATCAGTATGAAAATCAAACAAAGGGGAATTGGTACATACCCCGTTTTTGACCCTTCATTTATTGAAGATGTGAGAAACAAATATCAACAATGGTTCATTGGGTTATCCGATGAAGAAATTGAACAACTGCCAGGTCTCCAAGAGGTTTTCAACGCACTTGGGAACATAAAAATCTTTGACCAAGAGACAATAGAAATATTCCGATGACAATTGACATACAACCAACCAAAGTACAACCAGCATATGGGAATTTGGTATATCAGTTTTCTTCAACAGCACAAACCGCATTCTACAAATACAGATATATTGTGGATGTGTATGTTGATTCAGTGAAACAAACAAGATTGAAAATAACCCCACAGAACACTTCTTGGGGTCAAGTGGATATATCATCCATCATAAAGAATTATCTTTCATCAAGACCCATAAATGAGGGTTGTACGGGGACAACAGAAACCCCTATTGTTCAAGCCAAATGGGGAGCATTGAATGACGATATCCATGACTACTACATCAAGGTGGGTGAAGAGTATTCCACAACCCCTGATTCTGTGGTTATTACCTTTGAACCGACAACAACATCGGATACCAACTATGTGTATAACGGAGTGAAGAATTGGAACAAGGGAAAATCGTTTGATTTCACCCCATTCTATTTATCCAACTATTCCCTTCCTTCTGGTTTCCCTGCGAATACCCACAAATTCTTGACTGACCAACCAAGAGTACAATACATCACGGATAGTGATTGGGCAACCTTGACTGGTTTCAATATGAGGGAGCCAGGTGTATTCACGGGAACTACCTATGACACCTTCTCACAACCCGTATATTCGGTGTTCTTTGAGTTTTTTGATGTGGATGGTATTCCAATATCAAATGCGAGAAGAATCAACCTATTCCAAGATTGTGGTCAATATATCGCATGTGACGATGTAACGGGATATACATTCAATTACAAGAAACATTTCTTTGAATATGTTGGAACGGGAACAAAGAACTTGGAAGAGCATGGAATCACCCTACCTTCAAACTGGCATTATTATCGTGTTTCCCTTGAAGGAACGGAATATCAGTGTTTCAGTTGGCTGTTGAGAAACAACGATGAGTTTGGAACAGATTCCATTACCTATGCTCAATGTGAAGACAATAGTTTGACCACCTTGAACTTGGTCGGTGGGACATCTGCTGACATCTGTGCGAGGGGTTCATTCAGTGTTGGTGCGAATACCACAAAAACATTATTGGGTGAATGTACAACCCCAAGTGGTTTGATTGAAGAATGTTTCTCAACAAGAAGAATATCTGAATATTTCTACTACTACAAAGACCCTGAATGTGGGCCTGGTAATCAAAGGGTGATGTGGTTATCATCTTATGGAACATGGGAATACTTCACCTTCAAATACAGACACAATGTCGGTTATGACATTCAAAGGGAATCACTACAAAGAGAACCCGATAACTATGCTGCGGGTTGGGATGCTGACAAATACTATGGTTGGAACAACAGAAACCAAGTGTGGAAACAAAACATCTCAAAGACGGGATTATTGTATTCAGGAAGAATATCAAAGTCCTACTTGGTATGGTTGTCAGATGAATTATTGAAATCCCCATCTGTATATTTCATAGATTCAGATGGTGACATTCAACCTATCGTATTGTCAAATACGGAAGTGATTGAACCGAATTTCCAAAGAAACGATGGTGAATATGAATTGGTAATTGAATACTCTGGTGGGTATAACGAAACAAGACAAGACAACGAATAATGGTTGAATTATTGGCAATTGACAAAAATGGACAATACACCTACTTGGATTTGCAAGAAGAGGTTTCCATTCCCTATAACAAATCTATTGAGGACATTGAAGATATAACAGCCAGAAAGGGTGGTTATACGAAGACCTTCAATATCCCTGGCTCCGCAAGGAATGACAAGTATTTCCAATCGGCATTCAATGTGAATGCGACAGATTTTGATGCGACCCTACAAAGTGGTTGTGTTGTTCAATACAGGGGTAGTGATATTTTCAAGGGGACAATGAGGTTGAACAAAATCACCAACCAAAATGGGTTGGTAAATTATGAGGTATATTTGGTTGAAACGATGACACCTTTCACCAGTCAATTGGAACAAACAACCATCTGTGATTTGGATTTCTCTGATATAGAGCATGAAATCAACTATGACAATATTCTATCCACTTGGGACTATTCTGGTGGGACATATGACAGTTATTCGGGATTGACGGGGAAAGTACTATACCCCCTTGCTGAAACGGGATACGATGAAGATGGGACATTTGGAACATTTGATTTCACATCTACGGGTTTCACCTCACCAACAGGGAATGCGATACAAACCACACAATTCAAGCCGTGGGTGAATCTGAAATATCTTTTTGACAAGGTATTCCAAAAAGCAGGTTTCACCTATGAATCAGCATTTTTTGACACACAATATTTTCAATCGGTTTTCATGCTCGCAGGACAATCACCGACAATGGGGGCTTCGTTATTGGAAGACCGACCTGACAACCAAAACTTTTTTGAGGTAGAACAAGGTAACTTTCAATATACCTATAACTACCTTGAACTTGCAGATTGGAAATACATCATCTTCTCACAAGAGAACTATGACTACTTGGATAGATATACCCTATCGGAATATCCAACAATACCAGGACAGATTGGTGCGAAAAACTATTTCACCGCACCAGTGGCGGGAACATACCAATTCAACTTTGATATGACCTACTACTCACCTGTTTTCTTCGGTGCTTCTTATTTGGATTTCACTTTGAGGGATATTGACACAGATACCGCAATCGTGACACTATCCGCATATCCCCTTGTTTCGTCAAATACGGACATTGATGTATATTTCAATGCGACATTGTCCAAAGACCAAAGGGTGGCGATGTTTGTGAAATTCAATACGGGTGGATTACAAGATTCTGACATGCGTGTTGTAGATGCGAAATTGAGATTGTATTCATCACCATTGTTATCAACAACGGGGGCGACAATGAATTGGGTGGATAACCTACCATGTTCTTTGAGTAGTGTGGATTTCGTGAGGAATGTGGTGAATTATTTCAACTTGGTTATTGTTCCCACTGGTGAGAAATCATTCTTGATTGAACCCTACAATGACTATCTGTCATCGTTGAGTGGGGATACAAGGGATTGGAGCCAAAAGTTGAACCTGAATGACACCTATACCATTGAACCTTTGGATTTCTCATTACAAAGACAATTGAACCTGACATTCCAAGACGATGAAACAGTGCTTGGAAAATACTATATTGAAAACTACGATAACATCTTCGGTTCAAGGACATATACATCAACCAACACCCTATTGAGTGGGTCACAAGACATTGAGTTTGTATTCAATTCCCTACCGACCAATACAGTCAATAATACTGGTGATTGTGATTTTGTTGTTCCACAATTGTTTGTCCAAGAAAGGGATACCGATGATATACTTCGTGAAAGACCGACATCATCTGAACCGAGATTGGGTTTCTATGCTGGAAAGAAGATTCCATACACGGGGGATACATCAACCAGTGGTACATCATTCACAGGGATAACCTGGTACCTACAAAGTGGAACAACAGCGGTAGAACAAACGATATACCCTGTTATCAACCACCTATCCCTATTGACCTATACTGCCAATACAGAGGTTTCTGATTTGAATTTCACATCAAATTGGGACTTCTTTATGACCCATAACGATATGGTGGGTTATACACCAAATACCGCATGGAATGACTTCTACCGAAACCCCATTGACCTATTGTATTCACCCGAAGCAAGATTATTCACGGGGTATTTCTATTTGACACCAGAAGACATACAAGAAATAAACTTCAATGACAAAATCTATTTCCTAAATGCACAATGGAGATTGTTGGAGATACAAGATGGTGACATCACAGAACCCAATATAGTCAAATGTAAGTTCTTGAAAGTCCCATATAGAGTTCCGTCATCAACCCCTATACCACCAAACTATGTGGAACAGGCAAAAGAAAGAACACCTGTACCGACACCAACACCACCAACAAGTGTATTGTCATGGGTATTTGAAGAACAAATGGGTGCTGGTTTTGCGAATATTGAATTTGAAGAATTGGTTATCACACAAGTGGATACGGGGGCTCAATTGTTGAGAAGCACGGCACTTGGTAGTGGTAGTGTTGGATTTGCACCTGGATTTATCAACATCTATTCTTCATTCACATATAGAAACAATGTCGGTTCATTGAATAACCTTGAATTGACATTTGGTACTACTTCGGGTGACGATACTTATGGTAGATTGGCGATTCCAAACCCTGCGGACTTGACCTTCTATGAGTTGGATGTGACCGTATATCTACCATCATCAGGGAACTTATATGCGACATTTGACACCTACTAAAAAATAATATTTATAGAATATGGCAACCAGAAATATAGCACTCGGCATCAATATAAAAATCAATGGGACACAACAATCTGTCAAGTCCATAGATGAACTAAAAACCGCAATCACCCAACTTGAAAGTGAGATACAAACTGCGGAGTTTGGTAGTGACGAATTCAACAGATTGAGTGGTGACCTTGCGAAATTGAAAGCGGGTTTCAGAGACATCAACAAAGAGATTGAAGGTGCGGATAGAGAACAGGCATTGGGTGCGTTTGCGGCTTCGGTAAATGGGGTCACGGGTGCGTTCTTGGTGGCGACATCTGCGGTACAAGCATTTGGTATTGAAGGAAAGAATGCCGAAGAACTTGCGAAGATTCAGGCAAGGGCGTTGGCGGCTGTGAATGTCGCATTGGGTATTCGTCAGATTGTTGAGGCGAAGGTAAAGTTTGAACAAATCCAAAGAAATGTTGCAGAAAAGGCATCGTTGATTGGAACAAGATTATTGACCGCAGCACAGGCAGGTTATACCGCAGTTGTTGGGGGAACAACGGGGGCACTCAAAGCACTCCGTGTGGCGTTGGCGACCACAGGTATTGGTCTTGCGGTTGTGGCGATTGGTGCGTTGATTTCCAAGTTGATGTCAGCAAAAGATGAAACTGAAGAGTTGTCAAAGGAAACAAAAACCCTTTCGGAATTACAAAAAGAAACCGCACAAAGTTCTGGTATTGAAATCTTGAAAATCCAACAACTGGCAAAGGTGTTGAAAGATACAGAAAAACCACAAAATGTCAGAAGGGAAATATACAAAGATTTGACAAAACTTGTCCCTGAACTTGCGGGTTATACATTGGAAGAAGCCGAAGCGACGGATATATTGAATAAGGCGATAAATGACCAGATTGACCTTATCCGTCTTCGTGCAAAGGAAAGGGCACTTGAAGATTTCTTGGTTCAATTGGAAAAAGAAAGAATCGCTGCGGAACTTGATGAGCAAGCAAAAAGAAAACAAATTCAATCCATTATTGACTTGAATAAGGTGAATGTACTGGCGACCCAAATCATGAAAGGTATGGGTGCTGCGACCTTTGAACAAGCACAAGAAATGGCGAAAGCCCAACTCATTCGTACTGGTGAGATTGAACAGATTGAAGACCAAAATGTCCTTGAAAAACAACTACTTGAAAACAGAGAAGAACAAGCGGAAATATTATCTCGTCAAACAAAAAGAACACAAGACAAAACCAAGGCGACAAAAGAATCAAATGACGCTGACAACAAAACGATAGAACTACAAAAAGAAAGATTGAGATTGTTACAATTGTCAATCAAGGCATTGGGTGAATTCAACCTTGAAGGTGAGGTTTCCGCAAAGGTATTAGATGACGCAAATAAAGTCATTGAAAAACAGAATGATTTATTGGAGGAAAGAAAGAGTATTCTTCAAGAACAAAAAACAGCACAAGAACAATTGGCGATAGATTTCACCCGATTGATTGGAGGGGCATTGATTCCTGAAAAGGAAATCATTGAGTTTCGTGATATATTCCAAGAATTATTTGAACAAGTACAAACGGGTGGTGGAACGGCAGTAGAACAATATAAAAACTTGGTGAAGGTCATCAAGGAAGCGGGTGGTGCTGAAAAGGTGAGAACCCTTATCGGTGAAGAATCCCTTGAAGTCCTACAAGATTATTTTGATACCAATGTTGATTTGGTGAATTTATTGGGTGAATACAATACCCGAGCGACCACAGCATTGGGGACAAACGCCCAATTGGTCAATCTGAATATTGACTTGAATAAATTGGTGAAAGAAATCAGTGATATTCAAATTGAAGATGCGAATAACCTTGAAAGAAAAGAGGTGACACAAAGAAAAATCACCCAACTTATCACCGCATCATTATTCCCACAACAAGAGGGGAAAGAACTGACAGAAGAACAACTACAAACGATAGATAGTATAACAAAATCCCTTATCCAACAAGCGGGGTTATACAAAGGTATATTTGATGTGAATCAAGAATTGGCACGATTGACCAAAGAAATCAAAAACAATGTAACATCACAAGAACAATCTTTGGATAGTGACGCATTCAAGAACCTTCGTCAGTTCATTATTGACAATGCGGACAGCGTAGAGACGATTGAGGACACTTTCAAGACCATCTTGGAGGGTTCGTCCAACTTGACCGAAGAACAGATTGAAAACATCAACCAGTTGATTAGTGATATCAAGTTGAATAACTTGGTTGATGACATAGATGAGGTGGCACAGAAAGTTGTACAATTATTCTCACAGGTTTCGGGTCAAATATCTTCAATTGTTTCACAACAAAATTCACTGGCTTTGGAACAACTACAATACCAAGAAGAATTGACACTGGCGACCATCGGTGATGCGACCGAAGAAGCAAGAAAAGAACAAGAAAGGGTTCAAAAACAATTTGCGGAAGACAGATTCAATCTTGAAAAAAGAGCGAGAATATCTGAACTACAATTCGCATTGGCTGATTCCATCGCAAACGGAGCCGCAGCATACATATCGGCATTGACGGTGGCACCCCCTGCGGGTTTCCTACTGGCTCAATTGGTCGGTGGTATAACAGCGGCACAGATTGCGGTAATCAACTCACAGATTGGATTTGCGAAGTCAAAACAATTCATCGCAAGAAGGGGTGGTTTGATACAGGGTGCGTCTCACGAACAAGGTGGAATCATGGCGAATGGTGGATTGGTAGTTGAAGGTGGTGAAGCGATATTGAATAGAAATGCGGTTTCACAATTCTCTGACATCTTGTCACAAATGTCAATGAGTACGGGGGGAAGACCCCTTGTCGCTGACGATTCAAGAATTGTTGAAGAGATTAGAAGACAGAACCAAAGACCTATCAAAACCTATGTTCTTGACCAAGACATACAAGACACAAGGAAAATCAATGCGAGATTGGAACAGATATCCCGTCTTTGATATACCCAATAAATAAAAAGTATTTATCATAATAGATATGAAGATAGTTGAACTATTTGTACAAGAGGAAGATGAATCAGGTGTTGAGGCACTATCCCTTGTAAAGGAAGCAGCGACACATTTTGATTGGTTGGTATTTTCTGACCAAGAACAATGTGATGGAACATGCTCATTGAGAAAAGAAATCAAAACAAAGGGGGAAAGTTTCTCTTCTTATATCAATATGGGGGTTGAGTTTCGTGTTGAAGACATCACGGAAAAGGAATACCACAAATTCTATTCCCCATTCTCCACATCAAACCAATCTTCAAGGGAAGATAATGACCGAGAATTGGTCAGATACTACTATGCGGTAGATGTCGGTTTGGGTGGTACTCTTATCAGGGAATCAAGAAGTATTTGTAGAGATTTCGTATTTGCGGGATTGGTGTATAGAGATGAAGATTTGACTGCGATGTCAAGACAATTATCTACCATAGATTCAGCAAGAAAACTGATTCCAAGAACACAGGGATTTGATGTTGATTTGAAGACATGGAAAGCGGGGAAACAATGCCGTCATATTTTCAGAAAGTTGATATTCAAAGTGCCAGAGGGTATGACGAAAGAACAATTCGCTTCAACCCTACCAAGTAGTGCGGGACAATCATTCGCCATCGCTTCACAAAACATCAAACAAGAAGGTAATGGAGGTATTTCCAACAGAGCGGGGTATTTGGCTGGTATTGCGGGGTTCTCATCACAGGACAACCCTATTGGGTTCATAGAGGGTCTTATCATCTATCCAACATTCGCATCTATGATGAAATCAGAAAATGCGATGGGTTGGTCATTGATTGAGATTGACGGAATTCAAGGTTGGATTGGTGGAGTGGCGACCGAAGAATATTTTGACAACAAAGAAGTGAAGATATTGAAATCTTCATTGATTGAAGAACAATTCTACAATGACTATCCAGAAGGGGCAAAAGAAGCCGCAGAGATGGGTATAAAGAGAAATGAAGAACTTGGAAACCCTTGTGCCACACAAGTGGGAAAAGTAAGGGCACAGCAAATTTCACAGGGTGAAAATCTTTCATTGGAAACTTTGAAGAGAACTTATTCTTATCTATCAAGAGCGGAAGACGGGTTTGTTGAAGCACAGAACAAAAAGGAATATGATTCTTGCGCATATATTTCCTACCTACTTTGGGGTGGGTTACCAATGTTGAGATGGGTGGAAAGAAAACTCAATCAGATTGAAATGGATTTCATGGGAAATACAGGTTGTATTGGAACTCTTATCACCGATGGTGTTGGTGAATTGGAAGCGATATACAGATGTTCAAAGAATCCACACGCACATATCACAAAACCACTATATGACCCCACTGATGACAATGAATACAAACAAGATTTTGTAGATAATGCTGGTGGATTCAGTGTTGGTGATTATGTTTCTTGGACATATGCTGGTAGAGGTGAAGGTGACGATAGAGCAAGGGGACAAATCACTGATTTGAGAATTCAGGGTGATGTCAAAGTACCAAATACTGATTATACACTCACGGCAACCGAAGAAAGACCAGTCGCATTGATAAGAACTATTGATGGTTCTATTGTTGGTCAATATACTGACAATTTGCGTCAGATACAAAAACCTGAAAACTTTGAAAACTATGACGAAGATAGAGAAATGGTTGATGGTATTGTGGATTTGATTATTCAGGTTGATGACTTGGAAGAAAGAAAAAAGATTGTTGAAAGAGCGATTGAAACATTGACGGAAGAGGGTGTTTCCTTTGATTTGAAGGACTTTATCCGTAGAGTTGGATTAGATGGTCAGATGGAATTCAAACAACACACCTTCAAGGACGATTTGAAATATGAAATCACAACTGTTGTAATGGAGCCTGACAGGTACATCGTCAGAAAAGACCCCTACACAAATGAGATATATTATGTAGTATTCTCAAAAGAGACCATAAAGTTGATGGCTCAAAAGTTCTTCAAACAAAACAGACATAAGTCCTTCAATGTGGAACATTCCAATTTGACATTGAATGGGGGGTATGTTTTTGAATCATGGTTGGTGAATAACCCTGAAACAGATAAAGCCACAGAAATGGGTTTCTATGTCAATCCAGGAACATGGATGGTTTCCTTGAAATGGGACGATAAAGAAGAGTTTGAAAAATATGTCCTTTCAGAAGAGACATTGGGGATTTCTCTTGAAGGTTCGTTCTTATCAAGGGAATACAATCGTGATGAATACAAGTATTCAGTGATTGGAGATATGGACGGAGAACCCATCTATTCCACCGAAGAAGAGGCTTTGGAAAGAGCATTGGCACTTGGTTGTAGTGGAACTCATAAACACGAAGATGGTTATATGGCTTGTGAAAGTCACTCCATTCTTCAAGGTGTGAAAACCTCTTTGTATAAAGATGAATACGATATATTTATTGAAGAGGTGAAAAACATCATAAATAATCAATAAAAAACTTCAATATGACAAAGCAAGAAGTATTTGCGGCAATCAAAAAATTGGTTTCACCTGAAACAACAGTGGAACAGAAATTTGAAAGAATTGCGTTGGAAGGTGGTGAGGTATTCGTAACGAACCAAACAGAAGATGCAATCGCACTGGGTGATACTATCTATGTTGAAACTGAAAGTGGTTTTGAAAACGCACCTGTCGGGTTACACCGATTGGAAGACGGAAGAGAAATCGTTTTGGACGAAAATAGTGTAGTAACTGAAATCCGTGAAGAAGTAGAAGAAATTGAGGAAGAAGAAATCGTTGTTGAAGACGAAGAGGTTGTAGAGGCTTCTGCGGATTTGGCAAAGATTGACGAACTCAAAACGGCAATCCATGACTTATTATTGGCTTTTGAAAGTCATTCAAAAGAAATGGACGAAAGATTCAAGTCATTGGAGGCTGACTATAACGCCTTCAAAAAAGAAGCGGAGTATGCTCCAATAAAGAAGGACAATTCCTTCAAAAAATCATTCAGCAAACTTGATGGTAGAATCGCTACCCTCAAAGAGTTGAAAAAATAAAACAAAAACTAACAAATAAAAAGATGGAAAAACATTCATTTTCATTTGTCAATAATATGGCGGACTTCGTTTCTGCAAACGAAACTGAATTATTGTCAAAAATCGTAATCGGTACAAGTGTTGCTGATTATGTTTCTATTTTCCCTGGTATTAAACACGCAGAGAAAGTACCTACATTTGATACTGGTGATATTGATTCATTAGTTTCAACTGGTCACTGTTCAACAACATTTGGTGACATAACTATGGCAGAAAAAACTTTGACTGTATGTGATTACAACATTCAAAAAGGTTACTGTCCTGAATCACTTGCAAAGACAATCATGGGATTGAGAATGCAAGCGGGTTCATACAACGAAGAAATCGGTGCAGAAGAAAGATTCATTGAGGACTTGGTTGCAAAGGCTGCGGTATTCAACGAAAGAAAGTGGTTCCAGGCGGACGCTACTGACTGTTCATTAGGAATCAACGCACAATTAGACGCTGCATCAGCATCTACTGTCAATGTGACATACACTGCTATGACAGCAGCAAACGCTATTGAGGTGGCTCAAACATATGTATTGGCATTACCAGAAGCGTTGAAATACAACTCAACTGTGATGTTCGTGAATAGAGCGGATTTCCAAGCGTTGATTTTAGGTTTGTTGAACGCAAACTACTACAACCCACAGTATGACCCAAGTGGTGCGGTTATCGCTCCAATGGCGGTTCAATTACCTGCTACAAACACAATCGTGGTTTCGTCAGAAATCGGTAGTGGTAGAGCGTTATTGACATACGGGGCTAACCTTGCATTGGGAACTGACTTGATGACGGATTCAGCACAAGCATCTACATGGTGGTCTGCTGACAATCAAGAGTACAGATTATCAATGAAATGGAGAATGGGTTCATTAGTATTCTTCCCTGAATTAGTGGTAAGAATTGCATAATAGTGGTCAAACCACAGTGATGAAAATCACACAATAAATAAACTGAAAAAACAAATATAAATAACTATGGGAAACTGTGTTATAGAAAGAGGACTAACTCTTGAAAATTGTCAGAATAATCTACCAGGTGTAGATTCTTTATGGGTATTGACTACCACTGGCACTTCAATTTCAGTAAGTGGTTTGACTTATGATGTTTCAACTGAAGAGTTGTCATCATTTGATGCAAACACTACTGGTGAATTCAAGAAAATTGACCTTGTAAGAAACTCAAACGCTGTATTGAGTGAAGAAGTGAATGTAAATGCTCAATCATTATCATTCTCTTTCGTTCCTTCATTACAGTTCCAAATTCCAACTTGGACACAATCACACACTCTTTTATACCAAGAGATTGTGAAATCAACTGAATCATACTTCATCGTGAAATTGAAGTCGGGAAGATATTTCCTTGCTTCTCCATCGGGTATGTACATCTCCGCTGCGACCGTGGCGTCGGGTTCTCAACCTGGTGATGATACATTGTACGATATCACCGTGACAGGAAATGAAACAAGGTCATTACCTATGATGACTGTTTCAACTGATTTGGCGACTTATTTCAGCGGAACAAACATCTCTGTTGATAGAGAATAATTCATGAAGGGGTGAGGGTAATACCTCCCCCTTTTTTAGCCTTCAAAAAACAAAAAATATGCCCTTTATCAGACCCGAAGAAGAATTGAGAAGAATGATGATATACCACCCGAGAAGAACGGGTTGGAGAAACAGGGGTGGTGTTACACCAACACCTACACCCGTTGAAGTGAGTATTGACCCTTCATCAACGATTCAATATGAGAATGTTATTCTATCGGCATCCACAACGGGGACATCACCCACATTTATTTGGTCTCTGACGGACTTTTATGATACAAGTGATAGTCCAATCACCTCATTCACGGGAAGTGTTCTCACAGAGGGTTATTTCACCTCAACAGGTTCATCCAATGTGAGTGTGAGTGTGGTATGTGATGAGGGTAGTGGTAGTAATTCCACATTCAGTGTGAGTGAGTTTAGTCCAAACACAATTAGTGATATGTTCGCTTGGATAGATTTCAGTGATAATTCAACTATTAGTTATAGAACGGGAACAAATTATATTGAAAGTATTACCGACAAAACGGGAAATTGGACTATATCACAAACAACCGCATCTTATCAACCACTAATGCTCACGGGTGGTTCGGCAGACGCTACAAGTTTATTACAAGTGGCTCAATTTGACGGGATAGATAACTATATGATTAGTAACCAGATAACCCCTATAACCACATTCACCGCACACACCTCATTTACTCTTGGAACGAATAAAGTAAAAGCGGGAGCAACGGAAGAAAGTAGGAGAGGTTGTTATTGGGAAATTGGTAGAACGGCATCTTTTTCTTTTGGAGATAGGAGGGCATTGACCCATAGACCCGATTTAGAACAAATAATGGGTATTGGTTATGGATTTAACCAAGATAGTTATACCACATATAACACTGGATTTACCAACTATCCCTTGACATTAGTCATTAGACGAGATGCCACAACGGGTGGAGACCAAGTCATAAATGACCAACCAAGAACTGGATTTAGTGCGAAAAACGACCCCTGGTATGTTAGAGATTTTTACATATCAACACAAGGAAATAGTGGAGGTAATTCAACTGGACATAAACTATTAGGGGAATATTGGGAAAGCATACACTTTTCAAGGGATTTAGATGTGAATGAGGAAGCACAATTAGACAGATACCTACAATATAAATGGTTTGGGTCAATGACCAATTAAAAAATATAATATATGGCACACATAGACGGACATTTAGGTTGGTTGAAATACACCACAGAAACAGAAGCAAACGAATTGATTTCACAGATTGATACCTGTCTTGGATTTCCAACGGCAGATGGGAGAACGATTACTTGGGCTATCCCAAGTTGTCTCCAAAATGACTATTCCCCAAATGAAACGGAAAGTGGTTATTTTGTGATTATCAAGGGTGAGTGTTATGATTGTTTGACTGAACAACAAAAGACGGAGGTTATTCCAACATTACCTTATACTATTGGTTGTGGAACACCAGAGCCATCACCGAGTGGTGATACACAGAATTATCTATAATGTTGGAAAGAATTGAAAAAGTTTGGGTAGATGGTACAGAATACGAAAGGTATATCATCAAAGAGTTGGTATTAGATTTGTCCCAACCCCATGTTTCAATGATTGTCCATTATTTTGACGAAGATGAAAACAAAGTGTATGTCAAGAAGCACATATTCACATATGAAGGTGAAGAACTTGATGTCAATGAAATGATAAATAAGACACATAGATTACACAAATGAGTGATACAAGATATATCAACCTGCAAGTGACCCCACAAAAGTGGGAAAATCAGTATTTTGGGGACTTTGAAGCCCCTATCGCTTTATACCCTGCACCTTCAAGACCAACACCGACGCCGACAAAGACACCAACACCTACTCCAACCCCTTCTGTGACCGCATCGGTGACCCCTACATCAACGCCAGCACCAACATCTACCCCAACAGTCACCCCAAGTATTTCGGTGAGCCCTACGGCTTCTATCACACCGACACCATCGGTGACACCAACACTACAAACGCCTACTCCAACCCCAACAAACACTATAACCCCATCTATCACTCCAACGATAACACCATCTATCACCCCAACAAACACTATAACCCCATCTATAACGGCTTCGGTTACTCCGACATTCACTCCAACATCTACGGAGACACCTACACCGACCCCAACGATAACTCCATCTCCATCGGCACAACCGAATCCATACTATCTATTGGCTGAAAACACAGATGAGTTATTGACGGAAGCGGGTGAAAATATTGATTACAGAACTGGTTCTGTTCAATCGTATTATTTGGATACCTATACAAGCACAACGGTTTCAAACACCTATAACTTCACTGGAACCTCATCGGGTAATCAGGGACTTATTGTGATTGGATTTGGTGGTGAATATTTAGGAAGCACACCTGTGACTTTGAATGAGGTTATCATCAATGGTGAAACAGCGTCCATCGCAGAAGAGAATATCGGTAGTGGTGGAATCAATAGTAGACAAAGAATGACCATCGCATACCATCGTGTAACGGGGGATACTCCATTGGATATCACAATAAACTATGCTGATGATATGGAAGAACAATACATGAGTATTTATAGATTGAATTATGTCACTTTTGACCAACCATATTCAACGGATTCAAGAACATTACTTGCCGGTTCAAGTGTTCAACTTGACTTGGGAACATTACCAAACGAAAGTGCGGGTGTTGTATTCTCATATTGGGATTGGACAGGTAATACATCATATGTTGATGTTGTCCTACAAGATTCTGGTTATATTGGATTCCCTCACAACTGGGCTTATGCTACGGGAGATAGAGAATTTATTGTGGGTCAAAATTGGACACCAACAATGAATGTAGATTCCGAAGGTATTGGATTCAAAACATTCATCGGAGCGGTATGGAGATAAATAAAAATATAACAAAATAAAACTATGAGTTCTGTAAAAATATCAAATCTACCCGTAGCACCACAAAACTGGAACCTCACGGACATTTTGCCAGTAGTGGATTCGGGAAACACCCAAACCTCAAAACAAACATTTGAATATCTGTTTGGAAACTGGTCGGGACAAACAATAAATTCATCAAATCAGTATTTCATCGCTGGTACTGGAACTGATGCGAATAAAGTGATTATCAACGGGTCAAATAGAACCGTTATTGTCGCCTCTGAAAGTGGGGAAGCACAAGGTAGTGTGGATGGTTTCATTGGAGCATCAAGAGAAGATGGTTCTGGACGAGCATTACTACAATCAACCGAGGCATGTGCGTTTCTTGCGACAAGGGGTTATCAAAGTATTCAAAATTCGGCGATGTCAGCACAACTTGCGTCAAGAGATTCAAATATCTATGGTATTGAAAACACATTCATTATCGGTTCTCAAATATGTGATATTGTCGGTAATGTATATCGTGGAGGTATTATCGCATCTGATAGTAACACCTCACTGAACAACTCAACAGCATCTGTGGTGATGGCTTCAAGGTCATCAAATGTCAATATGCAAGGTAGTCAAAATGGTGTTGTAATCGGTTCTGAAACATCAAATGTATATCCAGTTTCAAATACGGGTAGAAATAGTGGTGTGTATAGTTCTTATTCATCAGAAGCAAAATCCAAAACATTCTGTGGTAGTATTTTCAACTCATTCAATTGTGATTTGGACGATACAAACGCAGGTTCAGGAACAAGGGTTGGAACAATCATCGGTGGATACGATTCAAATATTATCCCTACAAAGGCTGCGGGTCTTGCATACAACCAAATGATATTGAATTGTTATGGTTCAAATATTAGTGGGAATGTGACCTACACAAACACTATCATGTCATCTGATTCGTCACTTATCAGTGGTGGAACAAATAACACGATTGTGGGGTCTTTGAATGTTTCACATAACAACTTGACGGGAGCGGTTTCTATCGGTGTTCAAAGTGGAAATGATGCGTTGTATAACAACACTACACACACAGATAACCTACACACCTATAAGACGGAATCATTTGATGTGATTGACGCAGGTGATGTCACTGGTTCTGTGACTGTGAATTGTACTTTGGGTACTATCTTCACTTTCAATCTTATTGGTGATGTTGATGTGAATTTCACAAACCCTCGCACGGGTCAGAGATTCATCTTTATTGTTGATAATACAACATTCAATGTGACCTCTATGACTGTGAATGGTGTTGGTGGAACAGTATTTGCGAAGAATGGAACGGTGAATCCGAGTTCAAATGCGATTACAAAATATACTGCGACTTATGATGGGTCAAGAATGTTCTTGGATGAAGAATTGAATTTCTCGGCACTATAAATAAAAATATTGACTTGAACTGAATATGTTATATCTGACTGGAAATAGTGAAAATATTATCTACTCCAATGTGAGTGTGAATAAGGAATTGTCCAACCCTACATACTTGATGTCTCTGACCCATCAGCAGACATTGAAGAAATGGACATTCATTCCTCAAAATATCACACCACAGAGTGGTTCTCCCTACAATTCAAGGTATGACTTATTCAAGTTCAATTTGGTTGATGAGAACACACCAGAAGACCTCACAGGGGGAACAAGGGCTTGGTATTATCAAAACGCTCCCAACTTTGTCTATGATGACGCAAGATATAAGGGAACGGGTAAGTCATATCCAAAGATGAACCTTTGGACTGAAACCCTCAACTTTTTTGCTGTTCAGTTTGATTGGGCGGATACCAACGATAGAATGGACGATATAAATGACACGGGATTCACGGTAACCATAAATGACGCACCATATACGGGAAACACTTTTGTAATCAGACAGAACAGAGGTGGTGGTATTGACGAAGGTAGAATCGCCAATGTTCAACCAAACACATATACCAATCCACCAATTTTATTTGAGGATGTGTATAAGATTTCCTATACGGGGACAAGCACGGGTGGCACCTCAATGACTGGTACAATCTATGTTCCAACGGGACAACAAGTTGATGATGCTAAGCCTTGGGAATACTATGGTGATACTGGTGCAAGTTTTCTGAAATCATATCCAATCACCCATATCAACACTCCAAATATTGAAGTGGATGAAATTGGTGAGTTTAGATATGCGATATATGAACAAATCAACCCTATCAACCTTGATACATCTCTTGCCTACAATCAGTTGGAGGTGGGTCTTGGATACATCACGGAGTTATTCTCTGATGTGTTCTATGATGACGATGAAACCAGTGAGGTCTATGACCCTGAATTGGATTATCCGTCACCAACCCCTACACCGACTATAACGGCTTCGGTTACTCCAACCTATACTCCAACCCCAACTCCATCGGTAACTCCGTCCTATACCCCTACAAATACCCCTACACCTTCATCTACACCTACCATTCCATTCTCACCTGGTTCATTATCAGGCTTGATTTCTTGGTATGATAGTGATGATGTGGGTACATTGACAACGGGGACTACGGGTTCTGATGTGATTGTTTCAACGATTGAAGATAAGAGTGGAAATGGATTTGATTTGAGTAATGGTGTAACCACACAACAACCAATATTCTCTGCGGATAGTATTGGAAACATGTTGGTATTTGATGGGTCATCTGACCGATTGTATAACAACTCTATAACGGGATATGGTGCGGTAACCGCATTCACCAAGTTCTTTGTATTCAACAAGTCATCATCGGTTTCAAATGAAGAAATGATGGTTGAAATATCAACGGGGTCAAGAATGGATTACTATTTCACAAACTATGGGTCAAGTGAAACATTCAGATTCTTTGACTACCCTGGACCTGGTATAACGGGATTGTTCAGTTGGGACAAATATCCAAACTTCTTGAATTGGACATATATGACCAAACCAAGCCCGTATAACTACGATGGTGAGTTGAACGATTTGACATTCAATGATTCCATCGCTGACAACTTTGCTGATGTTGATTTGGATGTGATTTCAATCGGAGCAAGGTCAAATGGGGGTAACGCTTCAAACTATCAGTTCCGTGAATTCTTTATGTATGACAGAGAATTGAGTGGTACTGAAATAAACCAGGTGGTAACCTACCTGAAAAACAAATGGAACTATAATATATGGTAAGCATTGATTTCACTTATGATGGTGTTCATTATATTGGGTATGAGAAGCGTTCTCTATACCACAATGTGAGTGATAATACCAATCTTGTTCAACTATTCTTATACAAGAATGAACAAGATGTAGATACAAAATATTTCTCCGTTTCTGGTTCAACAGATATTGATGTGTTGATGGATGATGCGGTTTCAATAATTTTGGGACAATAAAAAAAAGTTATGATAGAGTATTTGATTTTTGACAACGAAGGTGTTTGTATGGATATTATTCAACAAACCAAAGAGATATACCACAAGATATTGATAGATTTCCCCGTGAAATTTGTGGATACCAATACGGGTGATAAAAAATATGTGTTTGTGGTGATGGAAGAGTATAGAGAATATTTGGATTCTTATACTGACGAATTGGTTGAAAGCCTACCGCAAGAATTGGTACCAGTAGAATAACCAATAAAAAACAAAGTATTTATACAATATGGATATACAAGCATTCAACATCAGTCAAAACAAAATTATCCGAAACGAAGAGGTAGATAATAGAAGATTTGACTACTACTATTGGGGAAAGAAGAATGATTACCCTCAATTCCTTTTGGATTTGAAGGAAAATTCCCCTATTCATTCCGTAGCCTGTGATATGACAGTTTCAATGTCATATGGTGATGGTGTGGAGATTGAGGGATTGGGAAACATTTTGGTGAATCCAACAGAATCCCTATCAACTCTATACTACAAGATTTTGTATTCTTTCTATTTATTCGGGGGATATGCCCTTGAAGTGATTTGGAATAGAGAAAGAACCGCAATCGCATCGTATTATTTCATTCCATTCCAAAATGTTCGTGTGGGAAAAATGGGTCTTGATGACTTATATGCCGATACTTTCTATGTGTGTGAGAATTGGAATGATACAAGAAACAACCCTATCATTGAATATGGTTCGGTAGATGCGGAAAACAAAGGTCAAAGACAGATGTTCTATTGGACAAGATATGTACCTTCAAACAACAAAGTATATCCAACAGTTCCTTATCAAAGTGGAATCAACTCTATTATCTTGGAAGGTGATATCTTTGCTTGGCACAGAAAGGCACTTGACTCAAATTTGACACCCCAACTTTTTGTACAATTATTTGGCAACCCTACACCGAGTGAAAGGGAAGCAATCAAACAACAATTGATTGATGTATATCAGGGTCAAGATGGTCAGAAACTTATGTTGGGATTTGCATCTTCACCAGAAGAAGCAGCACAAATCACCCCAATTCAATCCACTGTTGGTGACAACTACTATGTGGATATTCTGTCCTATGCGTCACAATCGGTATTGACGGCTTGGCAGATAGCATCACCGAAATTATTATCCATCCATTCATTCTCATCTGACGCATTCTCACAGAACGCAGATGAAATCAAGGTGGCGACACAACATATGATGAACTATTCAATCAAACCGAAATTGAAGGAAATGAACATGGGATTGGAAGATATTCTACAATTGAAATACAACCAACCTGTGACACTGATAAATAATTTCACAAAATATTGGGACGAATTATGATATTCTTGACAACAGAACAAAAAATACTGGATAAGACACCACTTGATAACAACCTGTTATCCGCAAATCTCAAACCCGCAATAATCCTCGCACAGAAGATAAATGTATTGAATCTATGTGGAGATAGATTATTGGATAAGATATACTCTGACATTCAAAATAACACCCTTTCAGGGAACTATAAGACATTGGTTGATGACCACTTGACGGATATGGTGGTGTATTGGAGTGTGTATTATGCCTTGAATGATTTGTTGGCAAAGATTTCAAACAGGGGTCTTCAATTTGAGAATAGTGAAAACTCCACATCTGCTGACCTTGCGACATATAGAGAACTCCGTTCCAATTTCAGAAACATCGCAGAAACTTTCAGTGAAAGAGCCACCGATTGGTTGTGGAAAAACTCATCGTTATTCCCTGAATTTGAATTGTGTTCAAACACAGGTGAGGTTCCAGGAAATATCAACACAAAATATTTCGGTGGGTTACAGTTATGATTCTACCATTGTATAGAAGAGGTGAAAGTGTGGCGGGATATGTTCAAAGATGTAGAGCGTCCCGTGATATGAGAACCCTACCATTGGATTCAAGATTGAAAACCCAACTATGTACCGAACAAGTTGAACAGGCAAGATTCTATTTGAGACAACCATTCAACAGCCAAGGGGAAGAGTAATTGAAAAGGGGAAGGTCAATAGACCTCCCCCGAGTTTCAACAAAATACAAACAATTGACCTATTTCTTTCCCATGTATTCTTTTTGTAGATACGCATCTACTTTATCCAATCGTTCTCCAACTTCTTTGGAATATCCGTTTTCAATGTAATCCACCATTACTGTGGTAACTTTCACAAGGTCTGCAAGGGTTATACAATACCCACATGATTGTGACCATTCTGCGACCAATTTCAATTGTGATTGTGCTGCGATTTGTCTTTCTTTTGATTGTGCCATTTTTCTATTTTTTTTGATTGTTTTATACAGAAAATATAATTGATATATTTTGGGTTGTCAAATGTGTTTCCAAGTATTACGACTCAATATTGAATAAATTGTGCCCTTTGTAATACCATATTCTTTGGCAATCTTGGTCACTGAATATTTTCCTTTATTTTCTCTGAACCAAATGACTTGTTCTTTGGTCAATTTACTTTGATATGCATTCTCTCCCTTATTTTTTGGTTGGGGTTTGACCATATGTGAACAAACTTCATCAATCCATCCGTTATGTAATGCAGATTGATATGCTTTATTACAACCCTTTGTATCTGTCGCTCTGGCAAACTCTGTTCTTGTTTTGTATTTCAATGCCTCTGCATGGACTTCTTCTTTTGTCCATTTCTTTCCTTTTGGTAAATAACCCATGTGTGATGTGATTTCATCATACCATCCTTTCTTTTCAGCATATGACGCAGCGGCTTTATTTTCATCTATAAACTCACTACGGATTTTGTATTTCAATGATATTTGATGGATTTCTTCTTTTGTCCATTTTTTACCACCTCTCCAATCAAAATATTCTTTCAACTCATCTTCAATACCCAATCTCTGCGATGCCTGATATGCTCCAGAATATTCTTTACAAAACTCTGTAATTGTTTCAAGATTAGATTTTTCAGCGTATTCCAAAATATTCTCTCTATTCCATGTAATAAATCTTTCTTCCATATGGGAACAGATTTCGTCCATCCATTTTCTTTTTATTGCTTTTGCATAATGTGAT